TTTATATTTAGTTAAATGAATTTTTTGAGGGGTCCTTGCGGACCCCAAAGTTATCAGTTAGCGACTTCAGCGAAGCTAACGCCCGTGCGAGTAGCAACGAAGGTCAGCGTGATGTAGTTGATAGTGCGCGTGGGCTTGACGTAAATCTCAGCGTAGAATTCGCCACGATCAACTGCATCGGGAGGGTTGTTGGACTCATCGCACTTGACGAGGAAGTCGGTAACACCTCTACGACCTTGGACATCACGGAGGTAAGGCTCAACGATGTTGGTGAAGAGTGTGCGTTGTGCTTCATCATTCTGCTCAAAGAGTTGAGTCTTTGCAGCAGTGCCGATGACTCTCTCGATAACGAGGAAGAGACGACGGACGTTGATGCGATCGAATGCAGAAGCGAAACCTTGTGCAGTCTTGTCACCGAAGAGGACAACACCTTGACCAGGGAAGGAAACGATGGGGTTAACTCTTGATGCATACAGTGTGTCACGCTGTGTCTTATTGGGAGAGAATGCAAGTTTGATTGCATTTCTCAGGACACCGCGAGCGAAACCTGCGGGGGAGAACCAAGGATCTGCTACGTTTGCAGTATTCAGGACCAGACCAGCCATGTCGCCGTTGCAAGGGACGTAACGATAAACGTCAGAATACTTATCGTAGATGTACTTGTAACCACTATCGAAGACTGCATAGTTAGTGCTAGGCAGTTGGTCGAAGTAATTGACCATGTTTCTTACGATTGTATCGCCATTGGTAATGCCGATAACATCAGATCTCTTGGGAGAGAAGAAACCAAGGCAATCTTTACGAGACTCAAGGATGCTGGTGATGACAGAAACTTTTGCAATTGCAGCTGCGTCGTCGCCACCTGCAGGACCAGAGAGAATAAAGTCAATGGTCTGAGACTCAGGATCGGAAATCAGATTATAAGCTTCACCAACTAGAGTGTTAGTGATGCCATAAACACCACCAGTTGTGGCGTAGGTTGCACCTGCGCTACCAGAAGCAGCACCGAGACGATAGTAGAATGTAGCATTATTCTTAGATCCAACGGTGGTTGCACCAGCGGGATAAGAAGTTGTGCCATCTGCAGAGCGGAGGAGGTTGAAGCGGCGGTTGATTGCACTTGCACCCCAAGCACCAGCTGCAGAGTTACCGTTAGTGCCAGCAAAAGCAGCAGTCTCGTGGGATCCCCACCAGAGATATTCGGAGCGTTGCTTGATTACAGTCTTGTAGTAGTTAACTGCACCGACAGTGGACTTAGCATCAGATGCTTTAGAAACACCGATGAAACGCTCAAGGACTGTGCCAGGGTTTCCAGTGATTTCACCGTCAACGTCAATAACCAGAATGTGCATTTCGTCGTTAGAACCACCAACGCTGCTAGCGAATAGGGAGGTGCCAGGACGTTGTGCAACGTTGATCCACTTAGAACCAGGGAGATACTCACGCTCAGCATACTCATTTCTTACAGAAGAAACGGTTACGTTGGTGGAGTTAGTATCAGCAACGATGTCGTTAGCAGCAAACTTGATGCTACCAGAATCGAGACCAACATAGAGACGACGCTCAATACCATTTGCTGCGACAGCAGCAGTGTTGGTGCCCTGAGTGATGACATCATCTTCAGCAATGATACCAGTAACACCACCAGAGGGAAGCTCGATCTCAAGGATCTTATTACCAGCGTCCCATGCTACAACGGTGACTGCTTCGTTAGATCCACCAATATCAATAGTGGTCGAAGTGCCAGGAGTGAAGCTGCCGACTACGGTGTCAACAGTGAGTTTCAAGGAATACTTGTAAACTCTACCAGCAGCGCCAGATGCAGCGGTGACTGCTTCATCAGCAACGAATTCGTGCTCGTTACCAGAGCTAGGAGCGGGACATACGAGAATCTGATCAGCACCAGCGTCAGTTACGAAAACGCCAACGGAGTTACCGAGAGTGCCTGCATAACGCGAAGCCCATTCCCAGGTGTTGGAGTTGCTGCTTTCGTAAGTGGTTTCGTAGTCTTGAAGATTCTTGATTAGGACTGCGTTACCTGTGTTAACGGCATTCTTCAAGAGAGCATCCGAAACACGGATGGTCTTAAGGACACCACCATATGCAAGGAATTGCGAAGCGGTATACCAATACTCGTAGTTATAGTCGTCAGGTTCGCCAAAAGTTTGGACGAGAGATCTTTCGGATGCGATCTCAATAATTTCCTCAACAGGACCCTGAGAGAATGGTGCCACCAAGACACCTACGTTTAGTCCTACTGGGGCGGTTACTGTAGTTAGGTCCCTTTCCTGGATTACTACCCCTGGGGACAACTGGTTGGAAGCACTCATGTTTTAAACTCCTAGAATGGTCATCGAATGTCTAGGATTATTTATATTTTTGAAACTTTACCTGTACTCCCACATATATGAGCGGTCTCCGTATTCCGCGACCTGCCACACATCACCCTGTGCATCAGCAAAATATTCATCGCCTAATCCATCATCGACAAATCCAAAGGGTGCCATGTCTTGCTCAATAGATTCACGTTGATCATCATAGATACGCTGACGGACATCATTATCATTCAATTCTTTAAAGTATTCTTGCATTGCCATCCATGCAAAAATGACCATGCACATTGCCAAGTCATCATTACATCCTTCTTCCGCTTGGAATGTATTGCCCTTTGCAATAAAGGTTGTTAGTTCTGCAATACAATCATAGTCTGGCACAAGTAATTTATCATCTTCAATAAGTTGCTTTAGATTAGAGCATCCAACTGACTTGACTGCTGTAGACATCTTGACGCCCAACTGTGTCTTCTTACCAGAGAATCCCTGACCCAATTGCTGACCTGCACGACCGCGCATTGCAACCATCAAAAGATTTTCATATTCTAAATCGTATTGAATGATGTCTGCAACCTGTCCACCAATGTCATTAACCTCAACTAAGACAAATGCATGATTATAATTCTTGGCAACATCTACAATGATGTTTGGAAATAGGATTGGTTTGACATCATTACTTCTATATTTTGCTACGACTTGATAGGGAATTGTAGTTGTATCAACCACCAAGAACGCAGAGTAATCTCCTGATACACCTCGTGCCACGTCTGCGGTGATAACATAATTATGTCCTTCTTCTCTCTTCTTATATAATGACAATCCATTTTTAGTGACGAAAGGATCTTCATATGCCATGACCCTGAGTTTTGTTGCACTGATCAAGGTGTCAACAGATCCTAGGAATTCACATTCAAACTCAACCTTGAATTGTTGCTCTGATGTGTTTTTAATTGTCTGCTCTTTCCATGCCGCATCTCTACCAGGCACTTCAGACCAATGCACTTCAGTGGGGACATATTCATTTTTTCCACGCTCTGCATCATGCCACAATTTATAAAACATATTCATCCCGTGTGGCGTGGAGATGATAATTACTTTGGTTGACTTACCAGAAGATACAGTAGGATAAACAGAGCTAAAAAACTGGTCAGCGATATGAGTCGGAACGAATGCGAATTCGTCCAGAAAAATGACGTTAAAAGACATACCCCTGACGGCACTAGCAGAAGTAGATGCAGCCAGTATTTTACTTCCATTCTCCAATTCCAGACTACCTCTATTCCATTGGAGGATTCCTTGCTGGAGCCACTTGGGGAGGTTTTCATAAGACAGTTGTAGACGACCTAACATTTCACGAGCAGTCGCTGCTTTGTTTGCTAGGATTGCTACGTTGACATTTGCATTAAAAAGAACATACCACAATAGATAAGCGGTAACGATAGTAGACTTACCAGACTGACGAGGTAACTTGGCAATATTAAATCGGTTGTTATGAAACGTCTGCACCATGTCATCCTGAAAATCATACATGGGGAAAGGAATAACACCTTCATCCAAAGAAACAATCTTGATATAATTTAGAATAAAATATACAGGATCTTCCGAGCACCTGATATACTCCTGCACTTCTTCAGGAGAAAACTCAGTAGCAACGTTTGCTTTCTTTAAATTAGGATTACCAAGATATACGTCGTTAGTGCTCATACAAGTGTCCCATGCTGTCTGCGGATTTCACGCAATTCTTCAAAGTCTTTCTTCTTGGTGCCGCCATCATATGCCCAGGCGTAACCTTCTTCAATCATCTGCTCATTCAAAGAAGACTCTGCATCTCCTCCAATGTAAAGCCACCCGAGGAGCCTACCAT